AAAAAAGATATTCGTATCAACACCAACTGAAAAAGAAACCTCTAGAATTGAGGCTGAATTTGAAACAAGCTCCAAGGAAGAGTGGCATCTGGCTTGTCCAATGTGTGGTAGATATCAACCATTAGCTTGGGCACAAATTAGATTTGAAGATACGACAATGGAATGTAGATATTGTAAGGAGCGATTCACTGAATTTGAGTGGAAAGAGCAGCCAGGGAAATGGGTTGCTGAAAAACCTGAAATTACAAACGTCAGAGGCTTTCATTTGAATGCACTAGCAAGTCCATGGGAAAGATGGAGTACCATTATTGATAACTTTAGGGATGCAAAGGCTAAAGGAAAAGACGTATTAAAGACATGGGTCAATACGACATTAGGTGAATCATGGGAAGATCAAGAAGGTGAGATGGCAGATGAAGAGGTATTATTAAAAAGAAGAGAACGTTATGGATGTGAGTTGCCTGAAAAAGTATTAGTACTAACAGCAGGTGTAGACGTTCAAGATGATAGATTAGAGATTGAGGTCGTAGGATGGAGTCATAACTTTGAATCTTGGGGTATCGAATATAGACAATTCATGGGTGATCCTACAAATGATTTAGTATGGAATGATTTAGACCAATATCTATTAAAAGAATTCAGTTTTGAAGATGGTAATAAACTCATGATTGCATGTTGCTGTATTGATAGTGGTTACAATGCAACAGATGTATATAAATTCTGCAAAAAGAGGGAACATAGACGTATATTTGCTGTTAAAGGTAAGGGTGGCTATGGAATTCCATTTATTAGCAAGCCCTCACGAACAAACAGCCATAAATGTGCATTATTCACGCTAGGTGTTGATGCAGGAAAGTCTAAATTGATCTCAAGACTTAAGGTTCAATTCGAAGAAGAACCAGCCTATTGTCACTTTCCAATGGATAGTGGGCGTGGCTATGACCAATATTATTTTAAAGCACTTACAAGTGAACGTAGAGTTGTAAAATGGTCAAAAGGTAGACGCCAATTTGAATGGATTAAAAAGAAAAGTGGTGCGCGAAACGAAGCACTTGACTTAAGAAATTATGCTACTGCAGCAGTAGAAATTATTAATCCACCGTTTGATGTCTTAGAAAAAGCAATTAAGAACAAAGGGAATACAGCCACTATTGAAAGAGATACCAAAAAGACAAGGCGTGGTGTGGTTAATAAAGGTATCCAAATATAGAAAGCAGGTGAAATGATGGCGAGTACGCGACTTACAATGACTAAGGAACGTCTTAATCAATATTATGATGCAGAAAAGGCAATCCTTGCAGGTCAAGAATATAGAATAGGCACAAGGAGTTTAAAAAGAGCTGATCTAACGGCAGTACAAGATATGATTAAGGAGCTTGAGAAGACTGTTGATGAATTGGAAAAGAAAGAAGTGACAGGTGCATCGAGAAAATCATATAGAATTGTAATTAGAGACTTATAGGAGGCATTTAGATGAATATTATAGATAAGACAATAGGTTATTTTAATCCTCAAAAGGCTCTAGAAAGAGAAGTTGCAAGGACTAAGTTGCAATTTTTTAATAGTGGATATTCTGCTGGTGGTGCAAGCCTTATAAAAAAATCATTACGTGGATGGAATGACACAAGTGAAAGTCCTTATAAGGATATTGATGAGAACTTATCCGTATTAAGAAGTAGATCAAGACAATTGGCCATGAATGCACCAATCGCTACTTCAGCAATCAAAACAAATAGAACCAATGTCGTTGGACAAGGGCTTAAGCTTAAAAGTCGCATTGATTTTGCTAGACTTGGTATATCACAAGAATTTGCTGATGAGTGGGAGAAGAAAACAGAACGAGAGTTTAATCTTTGGGCAAAATCTAAATGGTGTGATGCAACAAGATTAAACAACTTCTATGAATTGCAACAGATTGCATTAATGTCATGGCTGATGAATGGTGATGGATGGGCGCTAATAAAGCAACAGAATATAACAAGATTTATGCCATATTCTTTATGTGTACATCTTATTGAAGCAGATAGAGTGTCTACACCTGAAAAAGGACTACAAGGTGGTTTACTTCTATCAGATAAAGGAATAAGAAAAGCAGATAACGGTAATATCATTTATAATGGTGTTGAAATTAATGATAATGGTTCCGTTGTGGCTTATTGGATATGTAATAGTTACCCAAATGATAACAATGTTATTGAAAAGAAGTGGATAAGAATTGAAGCATTTGGTCAAAAAACAGGAAATCCAAATGTACTGCAACTTATGGAGTCAGAACGTTGTGAACAATATAGAGGCGTACCTTACTTAGCTCCAGTTATTGAATCACTTAAACAAATTAGCAGATACACAGAAGCAGAATTAACTGCAGCTGTAGTAACTGCTTTTTTTACAGCATTTATTAAACAAGAAGGCTCCAGGAATGAATTTACATGGGATCAGTCCATACCACAAGAGCAAAGAGTTGATGATGTTGATCCTAATACATACGAGTTAGGCTCTGGTACCATCAATATTTTAGGACCTGGCGAAGATGTTGTGATAGCAGATCCAAAAAGACCAGCGAGTGGGTTTGATCCTTTTGTTAGATCTATACTTAAAATGGTAGGCGCAGCCCTTGAAATTCCGTTTGAACTACTGATTAAATCATTTGAAGCATCCTATTCAGCAAGTAGGGCTGCTCTTTTAGAAGCATGGAAGGCATTTAAAATGCGAAGAACATGGTTTGCTGATGACTTCTGTCAACCAATATATGAGATTTGGTTAAGTGAAGCAGTGGCAAGAGGACGAATTATTGCTCCAGGTTTCTTTAATGATCCTGCAATTAAAAATGCTTGGTGTGGCTCAGAATGGATTGGACCATCTCAAGGACAGATTAATCCAGTTCAAGAGGTTAATGCAGCTATTTTAAAAGTAAATAATGGCTTTAGTACTAGAGAAAGAGAAACAATGGAGCTTACTGGTGGTAATTTTGATGACAATGCGATACAAATAATGCGCGAAAATGCTTTATTAAAAGAAAATGCCAAGGAGATGATTTGATTGGGAAATATTAATAAATTTTGGGAGTTTAAAAATAGTACAGACACAGAATCAGAGTTAATGCTGTACGGACAGATAGCATCTGATAGGCCATGGTGGGATGAGTCTGAAAAGGTAGTGCAAAATGAATTCATTAAAGAACTTAATAATCAAGGTGGTAAGAATTTAAGACTTAGAATTAATTCGGTTGGAGGAGATGTTTTTGCAGCACATACGATTTTAACAAATATTAAACTATATAAGGAAAAGTATAATGCAAAGATAATCTCTCAAATTGATGGGCTAGCAGCAAGTGCTGCTACAATCATTATGACAGGTGCAGACATTATAATGGCACCTTCATACGCAAGTATCATGATTCATGATCCATTAATATTCTTATTTGGATACTATAGTGGTGCTGATTTGCAAAAGGCAACAAATGCTTGGGCGAGTATTAAAGAATCTATTTTAAATGCATATTCATTGAAGTTTAATAAGGATAGAGAAGAACTGAATCAAATTATGAGCACAGAGACTTGGATGACTGGCGAGGAAGCAAAAGAAAAAGGCTATGTTGATGAATTAATGTTTAAAGAAAGCGATGATGACATGTTAGCAGTTTCAAATGACAATAATTATTTATTTGTTGCAGGTGTTAAGCATGATCTAAGTATCTTTAAACATAAACCCATATTCAATAATTCTGTTATTCAACATCCAGTAATGAATAAAAATCAGGATGTTAATAATATACAATCAAAAAATGAAGGAGGTACAAAAGAAGTGGAAATTAAAAATGTAGAAGATCTAAAAAAAGCATATCCAGATTTAGTAAATGACATCATTAATACAACCAAAGATGAAAGTGCTAAGAATGAAAGGGAAAGGTTAAAGGCAATTGATGAAATTGCTAATAGCTTAAGTCCTGAATTAGTAACTAATGCTAAATATGGCGAAAAGGTTATGAATGCTCAAGAATTAGCTTTTGAAGCAATCAAAAATGATGCTAAAAAGGGTGTTAATTATTTAGATGATGTGAAAAATGATATGCAAAGTTCTAATTCAAGTAATGTAACGGTTAATCCAAAAAGTCAGGACCAAGAGGTCAAGGAAAAGGCATCTGAAGAAGTTGTAAATTCAATGGTTGAAGGTGCAAATAGTAGGAGGGAAATCTAATGGCAGAACAATTATATGGTGAATTGGGAAACAAAGAATTTGACAATCTTGTTGCCGGTAACAAAGTGCCAATACTCTACAAGGGTGTTGTAGTGGCACAAGGTCAGGGTGTGTTAGAAAGAGGTAGTGTATTAGGAATTGTTGAAGCAACAGATAAAGGACTATTGTGTGTTGCTGCTTCAGTTGATGGTAGTCAGGAAGCAAAATATGTTTTAGCTGAAACTGTTGATACAACTGCTGAAGATGTAAACGCTCAATGTTATCAATCAGGTGAACTTAATCGTGGCGCCTTGATTTTTGGATCTACTGATACTGCAGACATGCATGAAGATGAACTTAGAAAAAATGGTATCTTTTTAAGAGATATTAATTAATAGGAGGTTAATAAAATGCCAGAAAATATTCAAGTGTATACAACAAGAGAGATGATGGCTGCAATCAATCAAATGAAACCAGCCTACTCATTTTTTAGAGATACGTTCTTTTCAAATATTAAGACAAGTGTTGCTAGTAAAATTGATGTTGACTTTAAAAAGGGCAAAAGAAAGATGGCGCCTTTTGTTGCACCACGTGTTGGTGGCGTTCCAGTAAGCCGAGAAGGTTACAGAACTGACACCTATGCAGTGCCCAAAATTGCACCTGAAAAGATTACTACGGTTGATGATCTTTCAGAAAGACAAATGGGTGAGTCCGTTTATAGTCTAAAAACACCTGCCCAAAGAGCTGCAGAACTCACAGGCCAAGACTTAGCAGAACTTGATGAACAAATTACTAGAAGAGAAGAATGGATGTGTAGAGAAATTCTTCTTAATGGAAAAGTGGTTATGAAGGGTATTGTTGATGATAAGACTGAAGTTACTGTAGACCAAGAAGTTGATTATGGCTTTACTCAAAAAGTAACACTGGTTGGAACTGAAAAGTGGAATGATCCAGCTTCTGATCCACATTCTGATTTAAAAGAATTTAGACAAACCATCATTAAATCAACAGGCAAAGCACCAAATGTTGTTGTAATGGCTTCAGATGTTGCTAGCTTATTTGTTAAACATCCAGCTATTCAAAAGCTCAATGATGTAGCTAGATATAATTTTGGTAAAGTAGAGCCTAAGATCATTAATCCAGCTGTTACTTTAGTGGCATATCTACCTGACTTAGGCCTTGAAATCTATCAATATGATGAGTGGTTCATTGATGATGATGGTGTCGAAAAACCAATGATGCCTGAAAAACATCTTATTATGGCTAGAATTGGTATGGGTAGACGCCTTTATGGTGCCATTACTCAAATCGAAAAGGGTTCATTTGTTACATATGAAGGACAAAGAATTCCTAAAAATATCGTAGATGAAAAGAATGATATCACTACGTTAAGATTAAGCTCCAGACCATTACCAGTGCCAACAGACGTTGATGATTGGTATGTAGCAGTCGTTTACTAGGAGGTATACTATGGCAGTAAGAGTAAAGAAGTTTAGGGTTAGAAGCAATAAAGTTGAGTATAGAGAAGGAGAGATCATAGATGGTCTCTCCTTTGATGATGAAGAAAGGCTTATCGAAGATGGTTTTTGCGAAAGAGTTAATGATGATATTGGCAATGTCGATGATATTCATGAAGATAATGCAGAAGAGGTCACAGGCAATGAAGAAGCTGGTGAAATAAGTAATCTAGAAGATGAAGATATCAGTGTTGAATTGATGGACCTATCAAAGATGAATGTTGAAGATGCAAAGATTTATTTAGAAACCATTAAAGATGTTGCAGTTTTAGAAACGCTTCTTCAGAACGAAACATCGGGTAAAAATAGGAAGGGTATTATTGAGTTTATTGATAGCCTTTTGTTACAACAACATTCTAATAAGTAATTAGGTGATATTATGAAACTATCTGCTTTATTAGAGAGTGATCTAAATACGTTCTTCAATTTAGAAGAATTCTCCGAAGAACATTTGATTAATGGTACACTAATGAATGTCATAATTGATAAAGAGCAATTAAAAGAGCGAACTTCAAAGCTAATAAGTAATGATGGGCTTTATGACGTAGACGTTCTTTTATTTGTTAAGAAAGCGGATTACGGAACAAAGCCAGTCATTGGAGAAAGAATTACCATTGATGATGACATGTTCAGATGTAGTGACGTAAATGAAGAAGGAATGATTTATTGTATTGAATTGGTGGCGATTGACTCATGATAAATCTAAATTATGAGAAAGGTAAGGTTGCAGCAAGGTTAGGAAATCAAAAAAAACACGCTCCATTAGTTATGGCTAGGGCGATAAACAGGGCAATATCAACCATGAAAACATCTACAAATAAAGAGGCTAGAGTACTTTATCATTTAAAATCTGGAGATATTAATAAGACGTTTAGTATTAAAAAGGCATCAAAGAGCAACTTAAGATCTGTTATTATTTCCAAAGATACTAAACTTGGCATTGAAAAGTACAAAATAAGCCCTATGCAGCCTAGACCAGGCAAGCCTCCTACATCATTAAAGGTTGCAGTAAAAAAGGATGGTTTAAAACCTTTAGGGGGAGCATTTGTAGCTGATATTCATGGAATTAAAGTCTTTAAACGAACAAGCAAAAGAAGGTTGCCTATCAATCGAATTATGGGACCTGCCATACCACAAATTATTAAAAATAAGGAAATTATGAAGAACTCTGAAAAAGCTGCAATTAAAATGTATAAGAAAAGAATAGAGCATGAAATTAACAGAATGTTAGGAGATGGAAGTAAATGATTCCTATTGAATTGCAAGATTATTTAGTTAAATCTACTAAGAATATATTAAAAGGATTTAAGGTCAAAAACAGCCTTAATGAGCTTAGCGAATTTAATATATATCCTCAAAACATTCCAGTTAAGCAAGGTAAAAAGGATAAAGAACATTATCCACTCATTGTAATCGCTATTGAAGAAGGTAGAGGTCCTGATGATGAAAATGGAGCAACAGCTAATGTTACATTTCTAATTGGTACTTATGATAGTGATGAGAATAACCAAGGCTTTCGTGATGGCATAAATGCAGCTAATAAAATAATTGATTTTTTGTGTCGAGCAACTCGTTTTGATGGGAAGCATACACTTTTACACCCGATCGATTATAAATTCCCAGATGAACAATTGTCACCTTACTATTTAGTAGTAATAAACACAACATGGAACGTCCCACAAATAACCATGCAAGATGATCAATATACCTAGAAAGGAATGAGAAAACATGGCATATAAACATGGCGTTTATATTCAAGAAACACCAACTAAGCTACCAAAACCTGTTGTAGCTGATAGCGCTATACAATTTATTGTTGGTACAGCACCAATCAATCTGCTTGATGATCCTGAAAGTGCTGTGAATAAAATTATTGTGTTAAATAACTTTGATGAAGCTGAAAAACTATTAGGTTACTCAGATTCATTTGATAAATTCTCAATATGTCAAGCGATAGACGCTTCATTTAGGATTTTCAATGTTGCACCAATCGTTGTAGTAAATGTTTTAGATCCAACAGTACATAAAATTGCAGTAGTCGATGAGTTACATTCTATTGTTGCAGGTGAAGTACTAATTGAGGAAGAAGGTATCTTATTAGATTCAAATTTTGTGGTTAAGGATAGTACCAAAACAACCACATATGTTAAAGATACTGACTATACCCTCGAGTTTAATGTTTTGGGGTATGTTCTTTTAAAGATTTTGCCTGCAGGAACAATTCCAACGGATGCAACCCAATTATCATTTGGATATGATCAGCTAGATCCTAGTTCTGTAACTACTAGTGATATTATTGGTGAATATGATGCACAAACTGGAACTTATACTGGACTCCAAATGATAGATCAGGTATTTCCTGTTAAATCATTGGTGCCTGGATTAATTAATCTACCAGGATGGAGCCATATACCAGTAGTTGCAGCAGAAATGATTAAAAAAACGGTCAATATTAGTGGCTTATTTAAATGTGAGTGCTTATTAGATATTGATTCTGATGCAGGAGAAGCAGTGGTTTACACAGATGTAGCAGATTGGAAGACAAACAATAATTACATAAGTGAACACGCAATTGCATTATGGCCTAAAGTTAAGGTAGGTTCAAAAACATACTTTATGTCAGCATTATTTGGTGCCTTAATTGGTAACACCGATAATGTTAATGATGGGATTCCTTATGTTTCTCCTTCAAACAAACTGATTAATATTGCTGCTACTGTTCTTGAAGATGGAACAGAAGTATTTCTTCAAGTGCCACAAGCTAATGAATTAAATAGTCATGGAATTGTTACAGCAATCAATTTTAATGGATGGAGAAGTTGGGGCAACAACACGAGCCTATATCCATTAACGCTTGATCCAAAAGACAGATTCATTTCTGTTAGAAGAATGTTTGACTGGTGGGGCAATGAGTTTATTAAGACTTATACTGAAAAAATTGATGATCCATTAAATACAAGGCTGATTGAATCTATCATTGATTCAGAAAACATCAAAGCAAACGGATTCAAAGCTAGATTTCAAATTGCTGATGCTAGAATTGAATTTGTTCAAGAAGATAATCCAACTTCAGACTTGCTTAGTGGCATTATTAAGTTTAAACAGTATTTAACACCGTATACACCAGCAGAAACTATCGAGAATGAATTAGAATTTGATGTTAACGCTTTAACATCTGCAATATTTGGAGGTGCTAACTAATGGGTGTAAATTCAATACCGGATAAAGTGTCAAATTATAATGTCTATAACGAAGAAGAAAAACTTGTAGGCATATCAGCTGAAGTAACACTTCCAAATCTAGAAGCAATGACAGAAACTATTAGTGGTGCAGGAATATTAGGTGAAATCGAAAGTCCTAATCCTGGTCATTTTGGTAGTCTACCACTTGAAATTCCTTATCGAATACTTGATGAACAAAGTATAAAGCTTTCAAGCAAAGGCATGACAACCATAACACTAAGAGCTTCTGAACAAAGTTATGACGTTTCGGCAGGTGTTACAAATCACAGAGGTCTTAAGATTGTTGCAAAGGGTATGCCAAAAGGTATTGATCTTGGTACATTAGGTGTTGGTAAGCCAACAGAAACTAAGGTAACGCTTGAATTAGTCTATTTGAAGATATCTCTAGATAATTCAGTGCTATTAGAGTTAGATAAGATTAACTTTGTATACCTTGTCAATGGAAAGGACCTTCTTGCTGACATTAAAAAGCAAATATAGTTAGGAGGAAACTAATTTGAGTAAAGAAATTCAAGTTAAAGAAGATAAAGTTGACGTTAGTGAACAGGAATTATTAGACCAAGTTGAAACCGAGGAATCGGTTGAAGATGAATATGTGTTGAAGTTTGAAAAACCATACACCTTTGAAGGTGAGACATATCATCAAATTGATCTGTCAGGAATACTGGATCTAACAACAGCACAATTAAAGACTGCTGAGAAGATATTCAATAAAAAAGGTAATGTATCAGCAGTAGCAGAAATGAGCACAGCATATGCTTGTATTGTTGCTCATATGGTATCTAAAAAACCAATTGAATTTTTTGATAGATTACCAGCAAAAGAAGGTATGAAGATAAAAAACTTGTTAATCGGCTATTTATACAATTAGGATTTAGGCAAGGTGATGGTGAGAAGCTTGGAAAGCTAGCCATTAACCTTGCCTTCAATACTTTTACAAGTGTTGAATTCTATTTAAACTTATCAATCGAAGAATTTGTAAAGATAGCCGAGGAAGTGTGTGAGGTGAGTAAAAAGCATGGCTAAAACAACATATGAAACGGTAATGGCTATTGGTGGAAAGGTTCAATCAACATTAGGTAAAGCTTTTACTCATGCTCAAAA